GAGTAGCGCAGAGGTATAGCAGAGCAAAGAGCCGTCGAGGTGAGGTTGGGTCAGGAGCCGTAATGCGCTGGTGTGGTATGGCGTGGTTCTGTGCTGTAACGGTATTGCGTTGTGAGGCAGCGCAAAGGTTAAGTCCAGCATGGTATTGCAATGAATGGCAACGGTACAGAAACGTGGAGCGGTGCAGAGAGGACATCACCCGCCCCGCCTGATGCGCGGAGCAAGGATGTGCCAACCCGAAGCGGCGCGGGTCGGCGGGGCGGTTGATAAGGGGGAGCTATGAATCAATTTGTCATACCGGGGCGGTTGCCCGGATTGAACGAGTACACCGAGGCCAATCGAAGCGGCTGGCAAGCTGGGGCAAGGCTCAAGAAGGACACGGAGGCGTTTATCCGCTTCTCAATCCGAAACGCGAGAAATCGCGGGCTTTGCTGGCCTGTACAGGGCGCGGCGGCAATCGTCTTCGAGTGGCAAGAGCGCAACCGTCTGCGAGACTTGGACAACATCTTTTTCGCAAAGAAGTTTGTCCTTGATTCGATGGTCGCGGAGAAGATCATAAAGGGCGATTCGCAACGGTATGTAAGGATTCTAGCAGATTCGTTTCAGGTCGGCGAGACCGATCAAGTTACAGTCAAAATCATACTTTTGGAGGGCAAAGAGAATGGCAATCAGACGGAGAACCAATGACATCGTGTTTGATGTCGAACAGGGCGAGGGGCTGACCCTCAAGGGAATCTACAGCGCCTATGTACTGGTCATGCGGATGGCGCTGATGGCTGTGCTGCTGGTAGCGGCGATGGTTTGCACGGTGAAGGTCGCGCAGGCTGAAACGTATACTTGCGTAGTCCATCGCGGCGAGTGGGTGTGGATCAGGGAGGCTCCGTCCTACGAGGGGCGGCAGATCGGTCAGATCCGCTACGGCTACGAGGTGGACGTGGACAGCATCGAACAGGGCTGGGCGCATATCCAATGGCACGGCATCGACGGCTATGTGGATGCGTCCTACATCGAACGGGATGTGCCTGAGACGATGTACAGGGTCGTGTGCGAAGGGCCGCTTGCCAAGCGGGAGACACCAGCCGGGCGGCTGCTGTGTTGGATCAAGCCGGGAAGCAAGATCAGCGTTCTAGGCTGGCGGTACGCGAAGGACGGCAGCTTGTGGGCGAAAGTGTACAAAGGCGGGTATGTCAAGGCCGCTTTCTTGGGGGAGATGTGAGCCATGAGATACCTGAAGAACGACAGCAAGAAGCCCGAATACCTGAAGGATGTTCCCGAACAGCGTATCCGCGAGGTGGAGCTGCACGACCTGTTCAAGCTGTACGCCGCATGGGATGCGGTGGAGAAGGTGCAGGAGGACAGCTTCTTCGTGAAGCGCGTGAAGTCCATCCCGAACGGCTGGCGTGATTTGCGGATGCTGCGGGCGATCCTTGAGAAGCTGGTCAACGCGATCATGTGGACGATACCCGCTGAGAAGGTCGAAGGTGTTGCGCGGACGGTCACCCGAATGACGTACTCCGTCGTACAGGGCAAGGCCGTCACCCGCCCGAACGAGAACAGGGAGCAGATTGTCAGCGCTTGGGAGATCGACGCGCTGGTCGCGGCGGCGCACCAGTACCGTTGCCGCTTGTGCGACGGTGCGAACTGCTCAAAGTGCAAGCTGGGCAAAGCCTTGGACAACCTCGTCGCGTTTGACCGTGAAGGCGGGTCGTGGTCGATGCTGAATATCGAGGTGGAAGACGAATGATTCATTACGAGCCTGTGTTCGAAAGCCCATATTTCGGCATCAACTCCGACAACGATCGCAAATATCAACATGAATTTATGCGGGCATGGGAGCAGAAACGTAAATGTCCTGTCTGCGGCGAGATTTTCACGGTGTACGACAGTCTCCACCACGTCTACACCATCGACGGCAGCAGAGGCAGCAGCGGGCGGCGGCTGGTGTGCTCGTGGCACTGCATGAGGCGATGGGAGCGGGAGATCAAAAAGCCTATCCCTCACGCCTCGAAATTGAATTGGCGCAATTCGGTCAAGGATGCGGAAGAGCGGCGCGAGGAATGCCTGAAACGGATCGAGTTATACGAAGAACGGCAGAAGGGCACGACCGGGGCGCAGAGCCGTTTGGCTGGAAAAAACGCCGCACGATGGCGGTCTGAATTGAAAGAGGTCGAGGAATACCTTGAAGTGAAAGGAGAGACGGCATGAACAGCGCAGACAAGAGGATTGAGGAACTGCTGAACCGGGCGGGGCAGACGATATCTGATCTGCCGAAGGGTGACGGACGGCATTTGATCTATGATAAAGAACTTCGCAAGAGAGCAGACATAGTTCAGATGGAGTGGCATGGGATCAAAGCAAACAGGCTTGTCGATGTTGTTGATGAAGTAAATATGCTACTTGACTACATCATGCACCTGACCGACGTTATCGACCGCTTCGAATGGGCGCTGGAGAACGTGTGTAACGAGCGGGATTATCTCGCGTACCGCCTGAGACGGTACAGAGATTGCCAGTCGTGCGAACGAGTGAACGAGTGTGAACGAACGCCCGATCATTGTTTGGGATGGGTGTTCGGCGGTGTGCCTGAGGACTGGAGTGTGGACGATGAAAATAGATAAATCAAAACTGCACATTGGCATTTGGTACACCGATGACGAGGGAAACCGCATCCCCAATAAGCATAATGCTTTAAATCCTGACGGTGCAGTATACGCCCATGTTTGTTTTCCGTTGGAAATACGAGAAGAAATCTATCGGCTCAATTCTGACGGTGGATATGGTGAGAAAGATAAGGTTATGACCGGATGTTGTCATCTCAGCCGATCCACCGGGCAACTAGCGGTTGCAATGGTAAACAGCGGAGACTACGACCTCTACGAAGCATTAGCTGTCCTTGCACAAAGCTGTGAGCGATGCGCTAATGTACTGTGGCACAAATACCTCCCCGATGTCGATGGTTATGCAGAGTATTCAGATGAATGGAAGAAATGCAACACCGAATGTGAGTTTTGCAGAGAGGTGAGTGCTGACGATGATTGACAGAGACAAGGTGATTTCTAGGCTCCAAATCATCAGAACATGGGCAGAAGTTGGCAAAAACTACAACGGCATACAGGGCGAGAGCTGCCTGAGAGATGTAGTTGATTGGATTGACGATGCGCTTGCCCTGCTGAAGGCGCAAGAGCCGAGGGTGCTGACGCTGGATGAGGTTAGATACGAGTATGAAGTGGTTTGGCTGGAAACAAAATATCTACAGCCGACAGTATGCCTTTTTTATAACGGAGAGTCAAATGTAGACTGGCTATATTTTGTATTTGGATTAGACGATAGTTTTGGCGTGTCAGTGCATCTCTATGGTAAGAACTGGCGTTGCTGGTCTGCAAAACCGACCGAGGAGCAGAGGGAGGCTGTGCCGTGGACGGAGTGACGATTCTCTACACCGTACAGACCTACAACGTTTTTGAGGCAATCCTTATGGGTATCAGCCTTTTTGGTGTTGTAATGTTTGGAGTGATCGCGTTTTCAATGCTCGACGAAAACCTCTTAGTTAGTTGCGTATTTGTTTCATTGACCACCGTGCTTATTATCGCCTGCATTCGTATGCCCCGATCAGAAGTGCGATATGAAGTCACAGTTGACGAGAGTGTTTCATATCAGGAACTTTCGACACGATATGAGATAGTATCCAAAAGAGGTCAAATAATAACCTTAAGAGAGAAGGAACAGACCAATGGATCAAACGCAACAGAGTAAGCCACCTCTTGGCGTAAAACCGTATTGGTTGGTTGCGTGGAACAGAATCTCAGATTTGACTGAAGCAATCGAGCGGCAATACGAAGACGAAAACGGGAACACAGAGCTTGTAGAACTGTGGGCAAAAGAGATTGTTCTGCAATGCCAAATTCTCAAGCAATTAAAGGAGCAGAAGGATGAGATGCCCCTGTGAGAACTGCAAGACGCGCGAGTCCTTTGCAAAGCGCTTTGATATGCACTTCTACGGTGAGGATTGTTGGTATGAGTGCGAGGAATACGAACGATGGAAGGAGCAGCATGATGACACAGACACAGAAGATACTCCGATACCTGAATGAATGCGGGTCGATCACGCCGCTGGACGCGCTCCGCGAGTTTGGCTGCATGAGACTCGGCGCACGAATCTACGACCTTAAGCGGGCCGGGTATCAGATCGACAGTCAAATCGAATTGCACAGAAATAGAAATGGCGAGCGGGTCAGCTACGCCCGGTACACACTGAAGGAGAGTGCATGATGGACATCAAACTTGACGAGGGCGCGTTCCTTCCAACCCGCGCCCATCCCACCGACGCGGGGCTTGACCTTCGCTCGCCGGAGAGCGTTTACATCGAAGCAAGACAGTCCGTGACCATCAAGACCGGAGTGCATATCAAATTGCCGCCGAACACATACGGTAGGATCGCCAGCAAAAGCGGCCTCATGGTGCACCACGGCATCCGAACGGACGGCACTATCGACGAGCCGTACCGTGGCGAGATTTGCGTCTGCCTGTTCAACGAGAGCGATGCCGGGTATTACGTCGAGCGGGGTGACAAGATCGCCCAGTTGATTGTCTGTCCATGCCTGTACGTTGACGTTGAAGCTGTCGACGAACTGGATGAGACGGACAGGGGCATCGGCGGTTTCGGGAGTACCGGACGATAAGGGGGCTTTGGATGACGGATGCAGCGTATAGGGCGAAGCAAGCCCTTCAGGAGTACCGACAACTCGAAAAGCGGGTACAAGAGAAAACTGAACGGCTTGCCGCCCTGATGGCATCTGCCACCCGCACGACAGCCTCGCTTGATGGAGAGCGCGTGAGCGGCACAGGCGAGCGCTCACGGCTCGAAGCGGCGGTCATAACGAAGGTCGAGCTTGAACAGCAACTCGACAAGAGCATCGATGAGAAGAATGCGAGGCTACACGCTATTCAGAACGCTATTGACGCGATGAAGGATGAACGTGAAGCCCGACTGCTCGAACTGCGCTACATCGACGGCAGGAGCTGGGTCAACGTAATGATGCGGATGGAGATAGGTGAAACGTGGAGCCGGGTCATCCATGAAAGCGCACTCGCGCACTTCGCAGAAATATTTTTCTGAGTGTGTGGTTTACTGCGGTTTTTTTCTGCTAAAACGGTATCATGCAAGAAGGCGACCAGATGGGGTCGCTTTTTTGTTGCATCTCCCGTCAAGAGATGTTTGGGGTGCTGCCGGGTTGCCTCCTCTCGCCCGGTTTGCGGGTGTCGCCTTAGACCCAGTAGGGGGCAGTGGAGGGAGCGGCGGCGATTAGAGAGGAGCAAAAGAGAGGAGAATGGCTATGCACGACTTGGAGATCGTCTATCTTCCACCCGGAGACCTGACACCATACGAAAAGAACGCGAAACTGCACCCGCCGGAACAGGTGGAGCATATCGCAAAAAGCATCCGGGAGTTCGGCTTCCGTCAGCCGCTTGTGATCGACAAAGACGGCGTGATCGTGATCGGCCACGGGCGGCTGCTCGCGGCAAAGCGGCTGGGGCTTGAAAAAGTCCCCTGTGTCCGCGCCGACGACCTGACCGAAGCGCAGATCAAAGCCCTTCGTCTCGCGGACAACAAAACGAACGAAAGCGAGTGGGATTTTTCCCTTCTGGAAGCCGAATTGGACGACCTGAAGCTGGATTTCGACATGGCGGACTTCGGATTCGACGAACCGGGCGAAGCGCTCAAGATGGAAGACGTACAAGAGGACGACCCGGATTTGACCCCGCCGGAGAAACCGATCACGATCCCCGGCGACATCTGGCAGCTTGGGCGGCATCGGCTGATGTGCGGGGACAGCACAAACAAGGATGATATGCAGAAACTGATGGATGGGCAATGTGCAGACATGGTATTTACAGACCCACCATACAACATTGCAAGTGACAGCAAGAACTTTTCCGCAGGTTGTTCAAAAGCAATGAAAAATCTGAGCAATGCAGAATGGGACAAGGATTTTAATATAAAGGCTGTGTTCCCGGTGCTATATGATTCTATTGCACCAGATGTCACGGTATACATTTGCACAAGTCATTTTCTTGCGGGTGAAATATGGGAATGGATGAAAGGATGGGCAAACCACTATTCGTATTGTGTTTGGTCGAAACCAAACCCTATGCCGTCCCTCTCAAAACGCCATTGGACATTGAACACAGAATTAATTTGTTATGCCACACGGGGAAAGCACACGTTCAATTTCCCGCAAGAAGGTCATGCGCTATCAACATGGACAATAAATAAAACAAATGGTAGAACAGGACATCCAACGGAAAAACCAATTGCAATTCCAGCAATGGCGGTGACACATTCAAGCAAAAGCGGGGACAATGTTCTTGACTTGTTCGGTGGCTCAGGTTCAACCCTTATAGCTTGCGAACAGTTAAACCGCACTTGCTATATGATGGAACTCGACCCGAAATACTGTGATGTGATTGTCCGCAGATGGGAAGAGTTCACAGGTAAAAAGGCCGTAAGGCTGACGGTGTAAAGGGGTGACCAACGATTGAAAAGACCAAGAGGCCCGACTGGGCGAAGATAAGAGCTGAATACATCGGCGGCGGTACTAGTTACCGAAAGCTCGCGAAGAAGCATGGGGTAAGTTTTAGAACCCTCAGCGAAAGAGCAATAGCGGAAGGTTGGGCGAATGAGAGGGAACAGGCGCGGAACAAAGGTGTAACAAAGACCGTACAAAAAACCGCTGATGAAATCGCCAGCAACGCCGCCAAGTACGAACGCGCAAAGGGGCTTGCAATCGACCGCCTGATCCGTGCGCTTGAGCGTATGCCTGAGAACGGCGGCAGTCATTCAAGGCAGACCATCACGTACGGCGACAAGCGAATGACCGTAGATCATGACCTTCTGTCCATCGTATCAGCCCTTGAGAAGCTCGGTGCAAATATGACGATAGACAAGGTCGACGATCCTGTCATGCAGATGATTAAGAGGTGGGACGATGCAGCCGGGGTCTGAAAAACAGCTTGAGTTTTGGCGCAACGCTACCCACCGCTGGAACATCAAGACAGGGGCGACACGAAGCGGGAAGACTTACCTCGACTACTTCCTGATCCCGAAGCGGCTGATATCAGGCGATGGTAAAGACGGCCTGAACGTGATCCTCGGCAACACCCGCGAGACAATCCGCAGAAACATCCTGCTCCCGATGCAGGAGATGTACGGAGCGCACCGCATCGGCAGCATCCGAAGCGACAATAGCTGCATGATGTTTGGGCAGCGGGTCTTCGTGCTGGGTGCAGACAACGCGAACCACGTTGACCGTCTGCGCGGCTCGTCGATCAAATATTGCTACGGCGACGAGGTCGTGACGTGGCATCCCGATGTATTCGATATGCTGAAGAGCCGTCTCGACAAGCCGTATTCGATATTCGATGGCACTTGCAACCCGGACAGCCCGCAGCACTGGTTCTATGAGTTCTTGCAGTCGGATGCTGACATCTATCAGCAGTCGTACACGATAGACGATAACCCATTCCTCGACCCGGTATTCGTAGATAACCTGAAGCGCGAGTACGAAGGCACGGTGCTGTATGACAGATACATCAACGGCCTATGGGTTGCGGCAGAGGGTGCGCTGTTCACAACGTACCCGAAATACACGGACGATGCAACGCTGTTCCGCGACGGCATCGCGCACATCGACGCAGCTTACGGCGGCGAGGATTTCACCGCACTCACCATCGGCAAGCGGCAGGGCGACACGCTGTACCTCTATGGACGGCTGTGGCACAGTCACGTCGACACCGTCCTCGACACTTGCATCGAAGAGGCGAAGCGGCTGCTCTGCGCCCCGATCCTCTGCGAAACGAACGCCGATAAAGGATATCTTGCCAAGGAGATCCAGCGGCGCGGGTACAGCGCAAGGGCGTACCCGGAACACATGAACAAACACCTGAAGATCAGCACGTTCCTCCGCAAATGGTGGGGGAACGT